CTCTATAAACTCACCGCCGGATTCATCAACGATTTTAATTTCAGTTACACCATTAGCAAATATTGGCTCATTTTCTGGCATGACAGCTATTTTTAATGTTCTTGTTTCGTAATTCATTTGATTTTCTTTTCTTTCTTAGGCTTGTCTTCTACCATCCGAATAATGTCCTTTGAGCGATATGTCTCAAATTCAAACGGAATGCCTTTCTTTTCCGCAAACTCACGCAGATCATTTGCTTTGATCTTGCCTCCGAACAAGTCAATCACTTCAAACTTGCTAAGTGTCTCGGTTGCTGAATAAAGAGCTTCCGCTCCACAATACTCGATTCCCTTTGAGTTTTGTAGCTTGTAACCCACAACTGGCTCATCGTTTGTCAATCGCTCCTTGATTAAATCCTTAGCCCAGTCCACTAACTCGCTGTTAAAAATACTGGCTTTCTTTAGGAACACAGACAGGCGTTCTGGATCAGCAGCTAGATACTCCTTTAATTGCGCCAGATTAGCCTGTATGTCGTTATCCACGATTTCTAGTGTATCGTTAGCCGCTACAGCGAGAGCTTGGCAGGTTTGGCTATTGGCGCACCATTTACAATATTCGCACGGACTTGGCTTTTTACATTGATCATTTGCTGATTCCAATACCTCTTCGACGATTGACTTGGCTTCCTCGTAGTTGAAGGAATGTTTTACAATCCGTTGCTGGTCGCAGAATATCAAATAGCACGTCCACTCGTCGCAGAACTCTCTAGCCATGTTGCCATAGGCGTATGCCGCCATCTGCTCGTAATATCCACGGACTTGACCTGACTTCAGGTCGCAGGAAACGCACAATGATGGAATTCTGCAATCTTCCGTTCCAATATGGTCAATTCCAGCTGTCTTCACCTTGAGCTTGGACTCGTCTGAAACGATTCCATTGCCTTCAGAGATTTGTATTACTTGATCAACTGCCCACATGACAGCTTTCTTATCGTCGCTTGTATCCAGTAATTCAATCTTGCTTCTATCTCCTGCAAGTGCAAAGCGGAATGCCTCATCCATCTTGGTTCCACGAGCTGCCGCTGGGGATGACTCCCCAGAAGCAGATTCGTAGCAGGCGCATTGCGCTAGCTTAGGTAGTGATGAATGACGGATCATAGTGTTGTCAATACTGCTTGAACGAATGCTGATGCCCCGCCTTTAGAAAGAATCCTTGAGCGATATGGGCCTTCTTTTAACTCACGCCATGTTTGGCCTTCTTCTAGTGCGCCCTTCTTGATTAGCCATTGTGTAGCTTCCTTGTCGATCTCTTTGATGGTAGCTTCGACTTCAGAATACCAGTTATCACACCAAGGAGCATCTGGCATATCATCCATGTTTACAGGAACGATTGGTTCCTTTTTTATGACTTTTGCTACAGGCTTACTAACTTGTGCAACGCTTGGCCGTGATGCGGCTTGACCATCATCATCTTCTGGTGCAATCCCACAAGCGGCCATAAGTGAGTATCTTCGTGCATAAGTCAATGCAGACCCATATCCCATTGCGTCATTCTTGCTTGCTGGAACGTGCAGTTTTCCTGCCGAGAATGTCTCACCCGATTCGTGTATGAATAGAGTTTCGACTAATACTCCAGATTCACATTCGTGAGTCTGCTGAACCAATGCGATGCCATTGTCATTTAATCCACCCATGACCGCTTCGACGCAAGCCGAAAGATCGGCATACCTTGATCGAAAGTGAGGGTTGGTTGATGTTTTTAATGCTGGCCCGAAAGCCTTCTGAGCCTTGACTAATGCTGACGCGATGTTTTTCATATGTATTTATTTATTGGTTGTTGTTGTCGTCTCCCAAGATTGTATACTTTGGAAGGTTGTTGATGGTATCTTGCAGTTTCTCCGATTCAAGTTTTTTTTTCTTGTAATAGCGTTCAAACTCATCTAGGACATTTTGCTGGCCTAGCTTGTAGCAAGCCCACATTGAAGCCATTGTGATTATTGTAAGTGATAGTGCGAATGTAAGTGTCATGTTATCCTTTGATGTTCCAGACAAAAAGACCTAGTGCCAATACTGGAATGATGATTTCACCGACCTTGAAGGCTACGATTGCAAAGCAGATTATTGTTTCCATTTAGTCTACCTTCACAAGTCGCGCCAATGTATCAAGGAATGCACAGAATGCCTCGTCAAAATCGAGCCAGCCTGAATTATGCTTGTTATGCTCTACATAGTATCGAATCTTGCCTTGGTTCAGATCAGATGACACGCGAAATTGGTTCCCATGTCCCGTGTAAAGTTCGATGCGGCATGAAGTTGATGACCTACAGCAAATGTCGCTCAGTTTCTCTTTTTTTATACTATAGCCGCTTACTGACCTTAAAGGCAAGTCCTTAAGCTCGTTATAAACATCAATGAAGGGTTTCATTGCATTTTCTTGTGCTTCCATTTTTGCCGTCTCCTCTGCCATCTTAGCGTTTTGCTTTGCTGTTTCCAAATCCTGCCTTGCTTTGATTATGTCTTTTATATTGCTCATATTTATTTATTTGTTATTACATTACGATCATTGTGCTTATTCTTGTCACGCATACCTTTACATTACATTTCTCCCTCCACCACCCCTCCCCCTGTTTCACAATCCAATCTTTAAACATATCCTCAACTATGGATTGCAGGATGCGCCTTGCGCCCTCATGAGTGAGTTTATATGGTCGAATTAACATAGTTTGATTTTCGTATTTGCCTGTAGTGTAGTTAATAGTGTTTGCTATTTTCATATTTATTTTTTTATTGTTATTACATTACGATCAGATGATCCCTTGCCCATTCTTGACTTATGCCTAGTTTGCTGATGATTTTTCTCTTGATTGCTTCTTTAATATCTTGTTTGCGGGAATACTCCGACACGCCTTGCTGGTATCCTTCGCTGTATTCTACCCTGTCTTGACTGGATTCAAATTGATTATTTTCTACGCCAGATTCAATTCCTGCATCAAATCCCTCCTTGTATGCTTTAGTTTTCATATGTTGTATGCTATCCTTCCAATTTTGTAGCCAGATCAACGAGGTCTGTGACGCTTGCGCCTGCCGCTTTTATGATTTCTTCCTCCTGCTCATAGGTCATGTCTTTATTCAGAATGACAAACGCCTTTTTAAGAAGCTCTGTTTCAAATGCTGTAAGTTTTTTCATGTTGGTTTTTATTTGTTGGCTTGGAACATATTACACTCTGTCATTTCATTGATGCGAGAATCTGTGCTGTCTGCCTCTTCAGTTCCGCATATTGGGCAAGTTGTGCGGTCTGCTTTGGAGTGTATATATCGCTCCTTGCACTCGCAGTCCCAATGGGTATCAAGTGTTTTTACTGATTTCGCGGCATAAGATTTCATATTGGATATCAAATCGTTTGGCAAATCGGAGGAGTTAAGTAGCATTCTAAATTGATCGACTGCATAAGCCAGTCTGTCATCCCCGATTTGTTCAGCTAAATCAGTAAGAGCAATTATGTAATCGTTTATTGTGTGTGTTTTCATTATGTTTTTTATTTTTTGATTGAGTCGATGATGGCTTGCATTTCTTTATCGAGATAATCGGCAACGTCCGGCCCATAGTTGCATCTTATCATGTCTATTGCCTGCGATAGTAAATCGACTAATTCTAAAACTGCATTTTCTTTGGTCATATTTATTTTCTATTTTTGTTGGTGTTGCTGTAGTTTCGCATTATGTCTAGTAATGCTTCGGTGATTATCTGTTTAGTTTGTTCGGCTTCCATGTCTGCAATGCCTTGGGCATCACTTCTATCTAATCCTTCGCTTTCGAGCTGATTGACCCTTGCAAGCCATTCGGTGTGCCTTGGGCTACCTTGGTGTGATGGGGGTAATTTCATGCTGTAGGAACGATAAATTTCGCAATGATGTTGCCTAGTGTTAGTCTGCTAAATGCAGGGTCTTCGTCTTCGCCTTCCCACTCGTATATCTCGTATTCATGGCGAGTATTGCTTAGTTTTCCACAATTATCATCCCAATCCCATCTACGAATTACTGCAAGTTCTCCCCAGATTGCCTGTCCTCCGCAATGCGGATTCCCTTGGTCTTCTGGTGGCGTTAGATATGTCAGATTCTCAATCTCGCTTTGTTCTTGTGGGTTTATTGTTTTCATGCTTTTCCCTCCGCCTTGGCGATTGCAAGCCTTGCTGATTGCATCACTTTGCACTTCGGGTTGCGAAGCATATCCTCGGTGACCATCAATGCCTTTAATGCGTCCAGTAAATCTGGTGCTGAGGCGATCAAATGAGCGTTGGCAATGCCTTCCTTCAAATGCGGAGCGAAGGTTTGAATATTGGCAAGGGTCAATGCCCCTTGCGGATGGCTTAGGCTTTCACTTGATCCATCCACTACCTTTATAGTGGTAAAGCTTGAATCATTCCTGTCCTCGTTAATTTGAACAAGCCAAGGGGCTTTGGTGTGGTTTGCTGTCATAGTCCGTTTCTTTCAATATATTGAGCCAATGCGCTAAAAAGTGAGAGCATGGCAAGAGTGAAAATGAGTGTGATTAGTGGGGCTGAGAGTTGATCTAGTGTTTTCATTTTGAGAATCTTGCTTGCACTTGGTTTTCCGATAGGTAATTGTTAACTAACAGGAATGCCGCCTTGGCTTGTTTGCACGTCTTGCTTCTAATTGTGGAGCACTCGTAAACAAGTGCATCCCTTGGTTTTAATCCTTGCAGGAATATGTCAATTTTCTTATATGTTTTCATGTTTATTGGTTTGAGATTGCGTTTGCCTTGGCTTTACTTGCGCCATGCGGTAGGAATCCAATGATGACAGATCGATTGACTCTTGAACATAATTGGCAATTAGCACATGTTATGTCATCACGTTGTTGGGCAGGACAAACAATGCCCTTGCGTCCCGCTGGTGTATAAAATGTGTTAGGTGTTCCGAATGGGACGACACTAACGACTGGGCCGATATTTAAATCCGCTAGCTTATCGGCATGGCTTAGGCTGTTCCCGCTTAAGTTAATGGTGAACCCTCCTTTGTTTGCTTCCATGACAGCATCTCGATTATTCTCATTTTCTTCGCATGGTTTATGAGTGTAAGTAAAGCCCCTTCTGCCCTTGTTCGCATCCACTAGGGTTTTCAATGCGTCCGTGTCAATGTGATCGCCGATACCTGCCAAATCACCAGCTTGGTTGTGTCGCCACACTTGACCCCTAGGAAACCCTTTAATCTGCCTTGCTAGTGTTTGCAAGGTATCTCCACGCAGTTTTTTTGTTACCTTCGCCCAATGCATGGCAAGCGGTCCTCCTTTCGCGTAGCATCCCCCCGCCTTTAATGGGCAGGCATCGGGGCATGTTTCCTGTGAGCTTGTTGTTACTGGAATGGGGCCAGTTTTCACGTTGCCGCTGATTTTCGAAAGATGGATATTCATTTTTTGGAATTCTATTGATTGACTGAAGGGCATGATTCAGAAGATGGAAAGGATGGTAGTTGCCGCCCGATTGTTTTCGAGTTGCTGTTTGCATCCGAAAGGGTCGTTTTTTCTTTGAAGTAAAAACCCTTAGAAAATGACGTGATTGCCAAATCTAATTCCTTCGCTGTCACATGTCCATGCGTCATGACATGGGAACCATCTAGCATAATAGAATAGCCCCGACCATTGCCATGCAATTGACTGGACAGGTCAAATCTAATGCCGGTAACATTGAAAAGGTATTCCATGCGTCCGATAAGCTCGTTTTTTGTGATTTTCATAAGTATTTATTTATTTGGTTTTTTGTTGGGTTGGGTTGTTATGCTGTCAAAAGCTTAATTACATTGTGGCCATCTGTGTTTCGCAATATCTGAAGATCACCAGAAACCATAGAGTTTGAAAAGCCATCGTATCGCCCATACATCCATGCAAAGTAAAGATTCTCAAGCCATTCAACTTTATGGTGATCATGCCATTTCTGAAGTGATTCTCTGATATCAGATGGAAGGTGAATCTGTGAAAGCTTGTTGGCAAAGCGGGATGAAAAATCAGCTTTAATAGTGGCAAGAATTGAAATCCTCCCGCCCATGTCGTCGGACTCAAAAAATGAAGCTTCGCCCCTCATGTTTTTTGGATAAGCCTCAATTTCGCCATCTGTGAATTTCACAGAGTAGCCATAGGATTTTGCTAATTTGGTTAAGTCTGATTTGGTCATGATATTCATTGTGATTTGATTTGACGAGAGAGTTGTTTCGCTCATCTGCAATCACAATATCACGCAAACGCTCATCACCAAGATATTTTTACAATTATTTTTAGGCTCGCACAAGCGCATGAACACTAGCGCAAACGATATCGACGACCGCAGAGACGCATCAACACTAGCGCAAATATTTTTCACGCATTAAAAAATAAAAAAGAAAAAGATTGACAGCCGCAAACCCACATCAATCCTCGTTCTACGGACAGCGAGTGATTTCAATTTATTGAAAGAACGGATCAAGATTGATCGTTTTACGCCATCGAATGAAAAAACGATTTGCAAAGATTGGAAAACTCATGAACATGAGATTTCAAATCGGACGAGGATAAATATGATAAATACAAGCGACGAACAAGCGGGAAGGACGAGAGGAAGACCAGCGCAGAGAGTGGCAACAAGTGGTGATTGCGTAGCAAAGTTTAAACACCCATTTTTTTTAGTGTCAAGATGTTTCGCACTATGAGTGATGAGATCACAAAAAGAAAAGTGGGCAGGCCATCTATCAAATCACCAGAAGTGATTGAGGAAATCATTGAACGATTGACCAAGGGGGAAACAATGCGAAGCATTTGCAACGATTCTAGAATGCCATCAATCATGACGATTTTCAGATGGGAGTCGGAATGTTCAGAATTTAGTGAACTATCCGCACGTGCACGCGAAAGGGGAACTCACCAGCTCGCCGACGAATGCATAGCCATTGCAGACGACCCGATGTTAGACCCTGCCGACAAGCGGGTGAGGATTGACACTAGGATTCGATTGATTGGCAAGTGGAATCAAAAGAAATACGGCGACAAAATCGAAGTGGAAGCGAACCAATCGAGCAACATCAAGTTGAGTTTTACCATTCCACACCGAGATGCGCCAATTGATATCCTCGAACTCGAATCACCCGATAGCGTAGCAATACAGGACAGGGTAGGGTCACAGGCAAATATTGCCGAGGCAGATATTGCCGATATTGAGCCGATTGAGATACCCAGAGACTAGGCAGATAATGCCGCCCGCAGATAAACCGCAGATAATACGCATATAAATAAACATGAGATTCCACATACTAGGCCTCCCGCACACCGTAACCTCGAAGGATTTTAACGCCTGCGCATACACGGCAAAGGCTCTCAAATTTGGCAAGATGATGACCAGCCGAGGACATGAAGTCATCCACTATGGCCACGAGGATTCCGACCTCCAATGCACAGAACACGTTTCCGTTTTAACAAATGACGACTTCGCCAAAAGCTATGGGTCGCACGATTGGCGTAAGACGTTCTTCAAATTCAATACCGGCGACCACGCATATCAAACATTCTATGCAAACGCCATCCGAGAGGTTGGCAAACGCAAACAGAAAAACGATTTCATTTTGCCTTTTTGGGGAAGCGGAGTGAGGCCGATCTGTGACGCTCATCCAGATTTGATTTGCGTCGAACCCGGCATAGGCTACGCCGGGGGACATTGGGCACGTTGGAAGATATTCGAGAGCTATGCCATTTATCACGCCTATTGTGGAATGCAAGCTGTCGGAAATTGCCGCCAAGACAATTATGAGATTGTCATCCCGAACTATTTCGATCCTGCTGATTTTACCTTCCAAGCGGAGAAAGAGGATTACTTTTTATATCTAGGCAGGGTTTACTCCGGCAAAGGCGTGGATGTAGCAATTCAAGCCACAGAAAGGGCAGGAGTGAAGCTCGTAATTGCAGGACAGAAGGAGGAAGGATACAAACTACCGCCCCACGTTGAATATGTTGGATACGCCAACACCGAAACCCGCCGAAAGCTAATGGCAAACGCCAAGGCATCATTCCTGCCCTCGCAATACGTTGAGCCGTTCGGAGGCGTCCAGATTGAAAACCTATTAAGCGGAACTCCAACCATCACGACAGACTGGGGAAGCTTTGCAGAAAACAACCTCCACGGGGTGACAGGCTACCGATGCCGAACGATGGGAGACTTCGTCGACGCAATCCACGCCATTGACAAGATACGCCCCGAAAATTGCCAAGCATTCGGACTGAATTTTACTTTGGACAGGGTTGCGCCAATGTATGAGAAATATTTCAACGATGTTCTGGATGTTTACAATGGGGCTGGATGGTATGCAGACGGCAACGGCATTGAAGCAATGACACGTTACTTCCCAGCGATTGACTAGAAAATCTCGTGACAAATACTAGGCACTTTTTGTCACAAGATTGACCAGCAAAGGCGACACTATCCCACGCAATGAGCTACCAAGACGACAAGGACGACCAAGACGACACAGAAAACCTCGCGGAATCCTGCACAATGAAAAACCGAGACGACACAAGCCGAGACGAATCACAAGACAGCTTCTCAAATATCACCGACCTAGAAGAATCTGCATTCTATGAAAGCGGATTGACTGCCCACGGATGCATGGACAATCTGGATTCCTACGCAATGGAAAGCATCAAACGCTATGGCATGATTTTATTTAAAGCCGCATACAAAGATGCGACCACATTCCAAGCATACAAGGATTATACTGGATTGATGCTGGATTCCAATAGGCTAAAAGAAGAACTGGCAGAGATAAAGGAACGATGCGAAAAGCTAGAGAAGGCGATGAAATACTCCCCATCTGGTGAATCTTTGCTATCTAAATTTATTCAAGCCACGCAAGACATACACGAAGCAAGAGAAGAAATCAGACTGCTGAAAGCAATTATGGACGTGATGAAAGACAAAGCAAATGAGTGAATACACTTTTGAGGCTAATTACTGGGGTGATTGTTGCAATACGTTCGATGAAGACCAAAAGCATTATATTTACGGACTATACATGGGGCTGGACAGGGTAGGATATTCTTTTGACGTGCATGGACGATCCATCATTGACATAGGAGGAGGGCCAACGTCCATGCTATTAAAGACAAAGAACCTAGGAAAAGCACTTGTAGTTGATCCGTTATTTTACCCACAATGGACATATGCAAGGTATGATGCAAAGGGCATCAACTATTCGGTGATTAGAGGAGAAGATTTGACCCGTGATGGATTCGATGAATGCTGGATATATAATTGTTTACAGCATACGGATGACCCTGCAAAGATTATTGCCAATGGACTAAGAGCCGCAAGGACGTTGAGAATCTTTGAATGGGTAGACATTCCCGCCCATGAAGGACACCCCCAAGAAATCACAAAAAAACTTCTTGACGATGCGATAGGGAATGAAGGAAAGTTGGTTCACCTAGCCGAGGCAGGGTGTTTCGGTTTGGCATATTTCAATACATACACACAATGAATAGTACACCATACGAACAATTCGTTCAATCCATCGTGAAATCGGGTCACGATATCCTAGTTCAATTAACACCATTGCAAGCCTCCATGATGCACATGGCAGTTGGCATTAGTGGAGAAGCTGGGGAGTTGCTGGATGCGATTAAAAAGCATTCAATCTATCAGAAGCCATTGGACTTTGATAACGTGAAAGAAGAAGCGGGAGACATTTTGTTTTATTTGACAGGATTGTTGAATGACGTAGGAATTACGTTAAACGAGTGTATCGAGGCTAACAGGGAGAAACTGAGCAAACGATATCCGAACAAGTGTTATAGCAATGCTGATGCGATTAGGAGGGCGGATAAGTTGGATGTGATCGAAGAGCCAGTTGTGCTGAAAGATGATGATGATTTGGAAAACGTGAAGATTGAGAGGGTTTGTGGGATAGAAGAGCCAGATTGTGAGTCCTGCCAATAAATAATATATGGGATATATTATATGTTATATCGTATTAACAGCTTTTATATTGTATGTTGTATATGACGGCATGAAAGGATTCGACGAATGACTAAGCAAGACTTGTGGAATCAGTATGCAAAGAGTAATCCATCATTCAATGGCAATGGGAATGTTACGCTGTCTGCTAGAGGATTGCGTAAGATGTTTGAGCAGACTTGGAAGATTGCATTTGAGTCTGGATTTAACCAAGAGTTTGAGGATGATGGAGAAGAAGAATACCCACGGGAAATAAAAGGAAACCCATGCGCGGAGAACATTTTCAAAACAATTTTCGGAGGCCGATGAATACATTGGAGCATTATATAGAGTATAAGCGACTTAACCCAGTTAAAGTTATGAACGCTTTACAGAACAACGGGATTATTTCAGACGAGTGTATCTTTCCTGATGATGTTAGAGATTCAGGACAAGCGGTTTACTGGTTGGAGGATCATTTATTCGATATATGAACTGGGATGAATATGCAATGAGCATTGCGGAGGTTAGTGCGAAGAAAAGCAAAGACCCGTGGAGGCAAGTTGGCGCGGCGTTGTTGCGGCATG